TATTGACAATGCGGTATAAATGTGGTATTATATAATCATAACAAGGAGATAGCAACAAGAAAAGGAGAGTAGCAAAATGACAAAAAAAGTTTTTATCAAAAAAATTAGAGAACACAACAAAAACTATAGACAAGTTATTGGTAATAAATGTGAGGGCATTTATATAAACAGTATTTATTTCCGTTATGAGCACATCAGATTGTGCTTTGACGATGATGATAGTTTATTATATATATTTGCAAGAAACCAAAACAAAATTATTGCGGGTGTCAGTTATACTGATTTAATAATTGGTTTTTAACATCTAAAATATATAAACTGCTGACCTATCGGCACAACGGGGAGAAAGAGGTATAAAATGTCAAAGACAATTAAATTAATCGGAAAACACAACCAGGAGTTCGAAGAGTACATGAAAAAAAATGGCAAATGGAGTTTTCACAGATTTTTAGACGGGTCTATCCACTACTTAGCACCGGTATTTAATGATTTAACAAGAATTGTAGATACGTGCCCAACACCTGTTGCACCCGTTAAAGAGTTAGAACAGCTTGAAAAAGCCACTATGGTTGAAGATGCTCTAGTTACAATTAACAACTTTGTTGAATTTGACATATGCGACGTTATTCTTTGTGAAACCGGAATTAAGGTTTACGGTGCTAATATTACAATTAAATACACGGGCATTCGCAGTTTAAACGTTGATTACAACCACGATTTAAAGGGGATAATCCACAGTATCAAAAAGGGAAATTTTGGTGAAGTTGTTTTTATAAACGACATTAGTGTAAAAGCATGTGATATACAAGTTTACAATGACGGAATTTCCGTTCGGGTTCTCGACGTATATATGGAAAAGTATATGACCTATTCCTATATCGAAACAATTACAGACGCAGAGAATAGATTTATTTATTGGAGGGGGTGATAGAATGATAGCAACAACTACGAGTGATATAGTTTACGTGTCTATAGCTTTAATCATGATGTTTGTGTCGGGGTACATCCTTGGCACAACGGACGAAATGGGAAGAGAGAAAAGAAGAAAAGAAAAACTCAGAAGAAAACGAGAACAGAGAAAGGGGGAGGAAAAGCGTTGAGAAAATTATCAGTACGATTGGATATGAGAATATACAATTGGGCAGAAGAATACGGAACAACCGTGAGCGAATATCTCGAACATGCTGTATATTCAGCTCTTGAGTTTGGCGGTTCTGGATTTCAATTCACGTCCAGTCGGGTTACGCCAAAATATGACACAAGCGTGTACTTGACAGATAAAACATTCAAAGAAGTGAAGAAGTTGGCCAGGCAAAACAACTTGAGCAAAGCGCAAATACTGAATCGTTCTGCGATAATGTTTCACGTGAAACATATTCACGATGTAGAACGAGAGGAAAGGGAGAGTGAGCAGTGGCATGATAACAGATTACGCAAAACGCCGTAACAAAGTCATAAGAAAACTGAAAGTCTTAGCACAGAACCGCAATTTTGGCATGGGTGCAAAGAATGATATACAGTACATGTTACAACAGCTACCGCCTGAGAGCCAGATAGTAACCGCCCGTCAGAGACGGGGTGCAATGTCCGCTTTAGAGCAAGCTGAGAAATCTGATTTGTACAGTGTCTCGGGGCAAAGGAGAATTGCCAAACGAAAAATGGCGAAACTTGAAGAATTGGGGGTAAAATTTAAGACATACAAAGAACTCAACGAATTTGGAGAATTTATGGAATCCGTCCGTGATTATTCGCTAGGCCATATATACGATAGTACGAAAGCAGTAGATTTGTTTATAGATAGGGGTGGAAAATCCTGTGAAGAACTACTTAATCAATATCGGGACTGGCAGAAAGCAAAGAAGGGAACTAGTTGACAGAATACGCACAGTATACAGAACCCCACACATGAGAGGAAAACAGCGTTTTGCAAAACAGTCTTATCGAAACTGTATATGTGCTTTCGATATTGAAACCACACGACTACCAGAGATTGAACAGAGTATCATGTATTTATGGCAGTTTGCCGTATTACTAGACGATAATGAGATTATATGCGTGTACGGCAGAAACTGGGATGAACTCGAAGAGCTGTTTACAGACATCGAGGACGAGAATCTTATCACAATGATTTTTGTACACAATCTGTCATATGAATTTCAGTTTCTGCGTTCACACATTGAAATAAAGCCGGAAGAAGTGTTCTCGCTCAAGCCCCGAAAAACACTCAGAGTTAGAGCAGGTAATCATCAGCAAGGAAATTTAGAGTTCCGATGCTCATACATGCAGACGCACAAGAGCCTTGACAAGTTCTTGAGCGATAGTGGGGTTGAGAACCAGAAGCTGAAAGATTTTGATTATGACAAGCGTAGATATCCGTGGACAGAATTAACACCCAAAGAAATTGAGTACGGGTGCAACGATGTAATAGGATTATTACAGGCAATGCATAAACGATTGGTAGATAATAATGATACATTATACACCCTCCCTTTAACCTCAACTGGCTACGTCAGAAGAGAAGCAAGGCAAGCCATGAAACAGTACAATTATAAAAAACTGCACAGCATGATGTGTGACACAAGCTTGTATACACTACTTAGAGAGGAATTTAGAGGGGGTGACACACATGCAAACAGGTATCACGTCGGGAAAATACTCAACAACGTTGCGTCATTCGACCGGGCAAGCTCTTACCCAGACGTTATGCTCAATTGCGAATTTCCAATGACAAAATTTGTGCGACAGGGAAATTGCGGTATAGAGGACATTGACAGGTGGACAAAATTTCGCAAGGCTTATGTGGGGCGATTCCATTTCCGAAACATCAGGCAAAAAGATGTATATTACGGTGCACCCTATCTTACAAAAGACAAGGGTTATTGTATAAGCACAGAATCAGTTTGGGACAACGGGCGTCTACTCTCAGCCGATGAATACTCGTGTACACTAAACGACATTGATTTTGGAATTGTAAAAGGAGAATACGTTTGGGACAGCGTGGAACTTACAGATTTTTATACAGCAGGGTACGGTTATCTTCCAGAACCGTTGCGAAATCTGGTGAAACGCTTATTTACAGATAAAACGTCTTTAAAAGATGTTGAGGGTAAGGAAATTGAGTACGCTCTGTCAAAAGAATTGATAAACGCACTATACGGGATGTCCGCACAAAACCCTGTCAAGCCAGATATCATCTACAGTAACACCGAAAAACCATTCTCGGTTGAGGACGGGGACACAGAGGAAAAGTTAATGAAGTACAACAAAAGGGCATTTATGCTATACGCATGGGGTTGTTGGGTGACTGCCCACGCAAGACAAAGGCTCAAGATTGCCGTGAACATAGCTGGCGAAGATTTTGTTTACTGCGACACAGATTCGTGCAAAATACTGATTACAGAAAGATATTCTGAAATCCAAAAAGAGTTTGACGGGCTGAATGAGGGGTTGATGGCAGATTCGTTGGAAAACGGTGGTCACGCCACAGACCCTAAAGGGATAGAACACTATTTAGGTGTATACGAGTATGAGGGTACATCAGACCGATTTATCACATTAGGTGCGAAAAAATACGCACAGGAAAAAAACGGCAAGCTCGAAATCACAATAGCAGGGGTGAACAAGAAAAAAGGTGCGGAAGAATTGCGGAAAATGGGCGGTTTGGAATCTCTGAAAATTGGAACCACATTCAGGGATGCCGGTGGCACAGAATCTGTCTATAATGATACAGATTATGGTTATTACAACCCTGACTTGGACAACCCTGATAAAAGCGTGTACATCACCAGAAACGTTGTCATACGTCCGTCTGAATATACTGTGGGGCTTACTCTTGAGTATCTAAACGTTCTTAATAGCGTTGACTTGTGGCATGATTTTTTGAAAAATACCAAAGAAAAGTCTTGACATACACACCCACATATGCTATTATATACTTGTAACAAAAACAAAAATAGAAAAGGAGTTGAAAAACGTGATTACAAGAAGCATTGAAAAAGTAACAGCAAAGATTACAGACGAAAACGGTCAGTCTGTAGAAAAGACCTACTACGGTGCAAACGTAACAGCTACAAAGATTAAAAAATCTTACGAAGCCGAAACAGGAGTAAAAGCTGTGAAAGCTTCCATGGATACCGAAGTTGTAAAAGTATCTATGACAGAAGCTGAATTTGTACACTACGGGAAAGTAGAGTAGGAACACATTAAGAAACAAACAGGTCGCAATCTGAAATAACTCACATCTGTGGGTAAAACAGCATAAAAAAGAAAAAAGGAGAAAACATCATGGAAATTATTAAAACAAACATTCAGGAAAACGAGTACACAATGGAGTTAATGTATGCAATGTTCGAGGACGAGAACAGAATTCGTCTTTCCGACACTGCCGGAACAACTGTAGAGTTTGACCACTATGCTATTGTTGAAGATGAAAACGCAAAGGGTGAAGTTGTAAAAACTCTGTCAATCGAGGACGCGGAAACGCGCAACGTTTATGTGACAACATCTACCTCATTCATTCAGGCTTTCGAGCGCATTATCACAATGGCTGAAAAATGTGGAGAGGACTTTAGAAAAGTATCTGTATTTTTCAAAAAATCACAGCGTGGAAGAAACTTCTTAGTAGCAGGTTATGCAAAATGAAAAAACCTAAACTGTACGACAGTAACGGTTATGTGAATATAAGGGGCATCTTGAAAACAGGGTGTCCTTTTATCTTTATATGGGGCGGTAGAGGAACGGGAAAAACTTATGGTATTTTGAAACACGCTGTGGAAAACAATAAAAAATTCATTTACCTACGCACCCGACAAACTCAGATAGATATGATACGCACACCACAATTTAATCCGTTTAAGCAATACAATGCCGATTGCAACAGACGTATCACCCCGTCGCCTATTAATAAAATGTACTCAGGTTTTTATGATACAAAATTTGACGAGAAAACAAAAAAATACACAAACTCGGGGGAACCATTAGGCTACTCGGCAGCACTTGGCACTATATCCAATTTACGAGGCTTCGGGGCAGCCGACGTTGAATTGATGTTTTATGACGAGTTCATCCCGGAAAAGACAGAACCGCAGTTAAAAAACGCTACAATCGCTCTCTTAAATGGGTATGAAACCATAAACAGAAATCGAGAGCTTATGGGAGATAAGCCTTTACAGCTCATATGTGCATCAAACAGCGAAAACGCAAACTGCGACATATTCGCAAAACTAGGTTTAATCCGTAAAGTCACTGATATGCACAAAACAGGGCAGGAATTTAGCTATCTGCCTGATAGGGGTATTATCCTTATCAATCTTGCCAACTCCCCGATTTCACAGGCGAAATCTGAGACGGCTGTGTACAGAATGGTTGGTAAAGACAGTGATTTTTACAAGATGTCAATTCAGAATGATTTCTATGCTGAGGACTATTCGGACATTAAATCCGAACCCATAAATGAGTACGTCCCCATTGTGACAGTTGGAGAAATAACTATATATACACACAAAAGCAAGGAAAAACTGTATATTACACAGCACCTACAAGGCTCACCTCAGATTACTTATTCCACATCATCAAGAGATTTAACAGCTTTCCGGCACAAGTTCGTATGGGTCTGGGGGATGTACCTTGACGGGTTAGTAAGTTTTTCTGACATCGAATCAAAATATTTACTTGACAATTATTTTAAGATGTGATACTCTATCATTGTAGGGGGAGTGGTACAAAACCAACGGGCGGAACCCGTGTACATGAGCTTGGTTGGCTCACAGCACTCCCCCCTCAATTCAAAAGAGGGGGTGACAAATATGGAATGGATACAGGCAATAAGTCAGTTATTCAGTTCTCTCGGGGTTCCGGTAGCGTGCCTTGCAGTAACCTTTTATTTATGGTATAGGGAGACTGAAAACCATAAAGAAGAGATACACAACCTCACAGAGGTTCTAAACAACAACACGATGGCAATTCAGAAACTTGCAGACAAACTGGACGTAAAGGAGTGATACCATGCCATTAGGCGCAAAAATTCTACTAGACCCCGATATGGAAGAACAGTACGGAATGATTGACATTATACCAGACTGTGACGTATATGGCGAATACAAGATAAGCACAAAGAGTTCCCCTCTGATGTTGCGTGATAAACCAGATACAAACGCAGATATCATTGTAGAGATGCCAAAAGGACGTACTATTTTTTGTTACGGGTTCACAGATATCACTATGGAGTGGTATCTATGCGAATACTCCGACAGCGGAAAGATTTACGCAGGTTTTTGTAATAAAAAATATTTAGCAAAAAAGGAGTGACATTATGAAAATCGAAGATATTATTGCCCTCGCAGGGGCAGGATTTAGCAAACAGGACATTATCAAGATTGCAGGTACAGGGTCAATTCCGGCTCCGGCTCCGGCTCCGATTCAGACACCGACACCGGCATCAGCACCAGCACCAGTACCGGCGCAGGTTCCGGGTAATACTCAGGACGTTTTTAATCAGCGCATGGGAGTTCTGGACAATCGGCTAGATGAAATTACTAGGTTGATTCAGGTGGGTAACCTGAGTAACTCTCAGATTCCAGAACCACCGACAACGGACGATATGTTAGCATCAATTATTAATCCACCAGTAAAGGAGTGATATTATGGGTACAGGGTCAAGCTTACTAGCGGGAGCGCCAAACGTGGCAAGTTTTAATGGTGCAACCGTCCTGAATGAAATTGTAAATCAGGCAACAGGAAACAAAACAATTAGTGCGATTGCAACTAGCAATTTTACTTCTGTCGCTACAGTAGCACTAGGGTTAGGAATCGACCCGCTGTTAAACGCTATTTCTCAGGTTCTCAGTAGAACCATTTTTTCTATCCGACCATATTCACGAAAGTTTAAGGGTTTATATCAGGATAGCATGAAATTCGGAAATCACGTGAGAAAACTCAATATTGCGGATTCCGATTGGGATAACGATGATAGATACGACTTAAAAGACGGACAGAGTGTGGACGACCAGGCTGTGGCTATTCCAAAAATACTACAGACAAATTTCTATGGGCAGAACGTTTACCAGAGACAGATTACACTGTTTAGAGACCAGTTAAACGTTGCTTTACAAAATGAACAGGAATTTCAGAGGTTTGTTACTATGATTATGACAAATGCGTCTGATTTAATTGAACAGGCACATGAAGCAACAGCAAGAATGACGCTTGCGAACTTTATCGGGGGTAAAGTGAAAGGGGACACAGACAATGTTATTCATCTTGTGACAAAATACAATGATGTAGCAGGAACTTCACTGACAACTGACACGGTAAAACAGCCAGAAAATTTTGTGCCGTTCATGAAGTGGGTGACAGGTTACATCAAAACAGTGTCTGACTGGATGTCTGAGAGAACACAAAAGTTCCACATTAACGTGACAGGAAAAGAAATTTCCAGACATACGCCATATAATAAACAGAAACTCTATCTGTATTCTGAGGAACTGAACAATATTGATGCTACTGTTATGTCCTCTATCTTTAACGACAGCTATCTGAAAATGGCTGACCACGAGAAAGTTGGATTTTGGCAGAACATTGACGCCCCTGACGGTATTCATGTAAAAGCATCATACATGAACGCTTCTGGTAATGTTGTTTCGGATACTGAGGGTACAGCCACTTCTAACATTTTCGGCGTGTTATTCGACGAGGAAGCGGTCGGCATTACAACTTATGGTGAATGGTCTGCACCGTCCCCGTTTAATGCGAGGGGTGGATACAGTAACATTTTCTGGCATTTCAATGACAGATATTATAACGACTTCACAGAAAACGGAGTGGTTTTCCTACTCGACTAGTTAGGGGGTACATGTATGATAGTGACATGCTTTAATATCGGTAAAGCGAAAAATTCTACGTGGATTCCCGGGAGTGGTGGACAGGATTATGAGGGGACTTTAAGAGTCCCTTCATCCGTTTTAAAGCCAACGATTACATTTCAGTTTGCGAAAGATTGGTGTCCGAAAAATATCAATTACTGCTATATCCCTGAGTTTAGACGGTATTATTTTGTGAATGATTGGGAATATAGCACAGGGTTGTGGGTGTGCTATATGGAAGTTGATGTAATGGCTAGTTTTAAAAGTGAGATAGGAGAGAAGAGTTATTACATCATAAGAACAAGCACTGCTTTTGATGGCAGAATATCAGACGCTTTATATCCATCATTCAGTAACCCTACACGAAACGCAACTATCGCAAGCCAACCTCTTTTTCCACAGGCTAACAGTGTTAAATCAGGAACTTTTGTGGTAGGAATTATAGGTAAAAACGGGATGTGTGAATACTATAAATTTAATTATGCAGGATTTGTGAAATTTTCTGAAAGTGTATTTTCATCTATGACTTGGATGGGGACTGGTGATTTGGCTGATTTAGGTGAAGATATTGCAAAAATGGTTTTCAACCCTGCACAATATATAACATCTGTATTATGGTTCCCCTACGATATTGTAGAAGATGAAGTGGTTATTGAATCAAAGATTGGCTTGGGCTGGTGGGAAGTGGACGCCACAGCAGTGAGACTATCATCAAACGCTATTGACCGTGTATCAACAACTGTAGATATTCCTAACCATCCGCAAGCAGGAACGAGAGGTTCATACCTAAATAGCTATCCGTATAGACGGGGAAAGTTGTTCATACAAGGGTTTGGAAGCATTGAACTGAATTATTCGAAAATCATTGAGAACACGCTGACAGTACAATGTGATATAGATTGCCGAACAGGTGGTGCAGTCGCATATGTGTACATCGTAAAAGGTGCTGAAAAATACATGCTAGCAAATGTTCCCGGAAAAGTTGGTTTTTCTATTTCCATTGGTGATATTAAAAATGACTTGCCGGGTGCTATCGGGTCAGCAGTCGGAGCAGTTGGTGGTATTGCTTCCGGTAACTGGATTGGTTCCGCTTCATCGTTGTTAAATTTAGGTTTACAACTCACTAATGCGGACGCTACAGCACTTTCATCAGCGGATACAGTTGCGTCAATGCTTGTAAACACTCAGCTTATAACGGATTGCTATGAAATCACTGAAGAGGATAATGCCGACAACGGTCGACCGTACATGAAAAATGGTGTGCCGTCAACTTTAGGAAACGGTTTCTACATCGTTGAAAATGGCAATGTCAATATCGTCGGTGCATATTCAGATGAAATAACTATGATTAAAAATTACTTGGAAGGAGGATTCTACTACGCATGAGTTCGCTAAGATATCCCTATAACAATTCTGCTTTATTGATAGGACTTAAAAAGGGGGGCTCAGGTGGTGGGGGTAGCGAAATCCCTCTACCGTCTGGGAATTGGAACGTGCTTGTTACCGACACAGTGCAGGGTTATTTTTCCCGTGATAAGATGATGCAGAATGCCGTGAACATTAACAATTATTTCAAAGAGCGTGGTTGGAGTGCTACAGCACGTATGGCGTTACTTGGAAATATGGAAAAAGAAAGTACCATGAATCCAGGTCTATTGGAAGTTGGTGGTGGAACCACAGCAGACGGTCCCGGTAGGGGTCTTGTGCAGTGGACACCCGGAACAAAGCTACTCACAGTGCTTGACGTTTTATTCGGAAAACATGATGATTGGTATGACGGTGGTAAACAGTGTGCAGCTCTGTTCGCTGAATATCAAGAAAGTGTGGGTGATGCTGATAGGGGGATTGAGCCAGAATGGTATGATACGCCCAGCTATCGTATGACTTGGCGTGAATGGGCAACTGGAAACTATGACTTGAAAACTCTGACGAATGCGTTCATGTATAACTATCTGCGACCTGCGAGCTTGAATCAGCCGGAACGTTATGAGTACGCCCAGTATTGGAGTTCTGTATTTATAAGGGGGTGATATGATGCCATACAGTTACGAAATGATAAACTTGTTTAATTCGTCTTACAGTCCGTCAACTCTTCACACAAAAAACACTCAAATGTTCACGTTTTTCAAGAAGTATTTACTTGAGAAAGTTATGTCTGTGTTTAAATTTGAGTTACCTGAAATGTGGGATAAGAATTATTTTCTGTACTCGTTGTTTTTAAATGGCTATCTGGCAATTGTGAATACGGACAAGTTTGGTGTTATATGTCAGCATTGTGGATTGAGAGGGTATAATATCTATTACAATCCCACACATGCCGTAATTGTCAATCCTCTATTGACCGGAATTTTAGAACCTAAAATTGACACCCAGTGTTCTCTTATCAGATTACAGCCAGATTATAGCGGTGTTTCTGATATCGTAAATTACTATGCAGATAATATGGCTATGACTGCTGAAGCATGTGGAATGAATATCATGAATAGCAAGCTATCATTCCTTTTCGCTGTGAGAGGAAAAAGCCAGGCTGAATCAATGAAGAAAATTCTTGACCAAGTGATGGAGGGTGAGCTTGGCGTTTTCTACGATGAAAAACTGAAAATGGGAAATGACAATATCCCGCTAAATTTTTTCAACAATGACTTGAAAAAGAATTTTATTGCCCCGGAATTACAGGACACGCTGAGACGGTGGGAAGAAATGTTTTGCAATGAGGTCGGTATACCAAACGTGAGAAGTGACAAAAAAGAACGTATGATAGTAGATGAGGTAAACAGTAATAATATTGAGTGCTTCACAAAAGCAGAACTGTGGCTTGAAACACTAAAAGAGGGGGTTGAGCAAACCAACAAAATGTTCAATCTTGACCTCAGCGTTAAATTGCGTCATAATGAAGGGGGTGGGAATAATGCCCGGGGAACTTTACTTACAGGGTCTGCTAGCATGGAATGAGAATCTGTTAAAAGATAATTTCATAAGCCATTTACCTGTCAATATGGTGAATGATATTGGAAAGGATAATATTCAAAACTATGTGTTATTGAAATGTGCCGAACTGGAAGTTCTGATACCTTCACCTACTGAAATGGCGTTGGCTTTAAATTCATGGGCTTCGGTAAATGAAAGACTGTTCTCAATCATCTATGATATAGAACTTGCTATTTCCACGACAGAGGGTACAAAAACAGAAACAATTACAAGAGACAGAAAAGGAAAATATGAAACAGAAGATAAAGAAAATTTAAAACAAGAAAGTAATAGCGGAACGAGCGGGTCAGATTCAACAGCTGAAAAAGTAGCGGGATTTAACTCTACGTCTCTTGTAGATAAGGGAAGCACAACCATTACTTATGGAGGAAAAGCAAGCTATGACGAGACAAGTAACAACGCAAAAAATTCTAAAAATGAAACGACAGAAACGGAAAAAGAAACAAGGTCTACAGGAATGTCGGAACTTGAAGTGCTGGATTTCAAGATTGAAAAATCTATGAGTGCACTGAGTAAAATTACTGAAATGTTTAAAGAGGAGTTTTTCCTGTTAGTGTATTAAGGAGGGTAGGAAAATGTTTAAATTTCCATATACAAATTTTCATGAAATGAATTTAACATGGGTTATAGAGACGGTAAAGAAGCTAGTAGACGAGTGGGTTGAAATGCAGGGTGATTTCTCCAATTTACAGGGTGACTTTGAGGAATTAAAGAAGTATGTGACAGATTATTTTGCAAAGCTTGAAATTGACAAGGAAGTACGAAAAATCCTGGAGGAAATGAAAACTAGCGGTGAGCTTTCAGAAATCATTTCAGATGCATTATTACAGGGTGCGTTGGCGAGAGTTAATAAACCCACAGTTCTTATTTTGGGTGACAGTTACGGTGCAGGGGAAAACCTCTCTAATAAAGAAAATTCGTGGGCATATATGCTTAAAAATGCCCTCGAAAAAAATGGATATACAGTGAAACTGAGTGCCATTGGTGGTTATGGTTTTAAAGCGGACGGAACAAAGACATTCACCAGTATGTTAAACACGTTAGCTACCAGTATGACAACGAATGACAAAACAAATGTTGTAAAGGTAATTGTAGGTGGTAGCTATAACGACCGAAATGCTTCTGAAAGTGATATCAGCCAGGGCATGATTGATTTTCAAAGTGCCATTTCAAACAATTTTGAAAACTGCAAAAATGTTATTGTGTGTCCTATGGGTTGGACCTGGGAAGGACATCAGCAGGGGATTCACACATCAACCACGTATATCAGTGTGATTAAAGCAATTAAAATCTGGATGTACTCGGCTGCTCAGTTAGGGTTCAGTATTATCCCTGCATATCAGGGGATGTTGTATGAATCCTCCTTTTCAAATGACGGCGTGCATCCGTCCGACCAGGGGCAGAAGAATATTCTGAATATGGTGATTGGAGCGTTTGACGGACTTTATTTTAAGCCAATTAACAGTATCGAATATGGTACAACGTTTAAAAAAACATCTAGTATCCCTGGTAAAGGTGGTGCAAGAATCAGATATTCCATTTTCAATGGTACTGCTAAAGTAAGATGTTTGGAGCTAAAGCTCAGTGAGATAAATGTGCCGAACCGGAAACTGGACGGAACACCATTAGAGATTGGTACTATTGACAGTCCGGCAATTCATTTTAATGCGACTGACTGCACGTTTCCATGTAGTGTGATTCTTAAGGGAAAAGAAACTGACACGGCAGGTGAATCGAACCTATTTATAATGGTACAGGGTGCTGTTAAAATCTCAGAAAAGAAAGTGTATTTAATTATGCACGCGATTAATACAGAGAAGAGAAACTATTTAAGATATGACATTGTGCAGATAGAGTGTGTGGACTTTGGGGAATTTGTCTTTGACCCTCTTTTCCAGTAGGTGAAC